TTGGTCCGGCGCACAGGAATCGAACCCGTATTCGTAAGGTAGAAGCTTACTGTATTATCCGTTATACTAACGCCAGGTGTTTGGTGGGCCGACTGGGATTCTAACCCAGGATCAATGGCTTATGAGGCCACTGCTTTAGGACACTAAGCTATCGGCCCGAGTGTGTATTATATGCTAGGGTTGACTTAGTGTCAACCGCCGGGTCTGGGTGTTGGGAATTGCGGTCTGGTTGTGGCCGCTATGGGCTGTTGTGGTGTCGTGGGTTGTATCGGCTCTGCAGGTTCGGCTGGAACTTCTGCGGCTGCTTTACTCTGTGTCAGTAAAGAGTTGATCATTGATTTGATCTTGGCAGTGGGTACACCTTGTACAATAAGATCTACTGCTTGCATTGTGGCAGCATCAATTGCGTCCTGATCAAAGATACCCTTGGCTGTGGCCACGTTTGTAACAAATTCAGATACCTTGGCTTCGATCTGTTGTTTCTTGGTGCCATCGAGACTAGGAACATCAACTGGGTTTGCTTTGGCTGTTTTGATTGCTTGCTTCTGTGCATCTTTTTCAGCTTTGGCTTTGGCATTTGCACCAAAGGTTGTGGGAATAACACTCAACTGCGGGTATGCACCGCGGTTGGCATCTTTGGCACTTAGATAAATTGTGTCTGTATTCAAACGCATTTTGGCTTTCTTGAGATCATTTGCATCAGAATAAAACACAAAAGCCTTGCTGTTCAGGTTGATACTTAGTACACCAGCATCATCCTTTTTGCTCATGTAGTAGTTGAAACTTGCTTGCGAATACAACTGTAGCACTTCATTGGCATTATTGGCCTTGAAGTTTGACATGATATTTTTAACCATTTTGGCATCTGCTTTTTTGCCGCCAAAGATCAGTGTGACCAGATTTTGAACTTGAGACAGTAGCTTTTCGCCATACTCGCCGTCTTTCATCAATTGATACATGGCCATTGCTTTGTTCATGTTTACACCGTAGGCAGGAACACCCTTAGGAAACAATTCTTTGAACCAGGATTGCTTGCTGAATCCGACTACAAAACGGTTGAGTGCAGTGGCAGCGGCTTCGTAGCCTTCTGCCGGACGTACTTCTTGATCTGAGAAACGTGCGGCGCCGCCGTGTGTTGTTTTAACTTCAACTTTGATCCACTTGTTGTCCAGTTTGACCAACAAGTCGCCTTTGGCTTCTTCTTTGTCGCCATCGCCGTCAACATCAGTTGTTTGGTTCTGTACAAAGTTACCAGGCTTACTCACGCTCTTGCTTAGTACGTTTAGACCAAACTCGCCCTTGCCTTGGCCTAGGGCTTGTTCTTCCATCACATCATCCACAAGTTCTCGGATGGCAGGATTGCTGTCATAACCATTGAAGATGTCACTGAAGGTGTGTGAGTTTTTACTCAATAGTTTATCAATGTTTACAAGTTTGTCTGCGGCCCACAGGCTGAACAACTCGTCGCGATCTTTGGGCGACACTTCCATGCTGGCCAAATACTGTGCCAGTTTCTTTTGGCTTGCCATCACAGCAGGATCATTGATCTTTTGTAAACGCCCTTTGATCATGCCCATGCGTCCTCCAGCATTCACGTGCTGTAGTAGTTCTTCAATTTCACGCAGAGTTTTTGCAGTGGCATCATCATCTGGCAACAACTTAATTTTGCCAGCAATGATACTTTTCATTGCTTCCAACTCTGGAGTGGTTAGCTGATCTAGGTCTTCAAATAGTTCTAAGTATCGCATGTTTACTCGTAATAAGAGTATTTATGCATCAGTGATCAATCCGGTACAGAGCTTTGTCCAGCCAGGTATACAGTGCATCTTGCTGGCGCACAAGGCCAAATTGCCGTATGCTTTGCACCAGGCTGTCGTGTAATAGCCCACGATCTGCTAGTTCAAACCAGCTGGTTGTGGCAGGATCCAATAATTCATCGCTGACCTTGAACACAGCGGCATGTAGCCATGGATCATCTATTGCTTTGCGGAAATACGCATCTTTGACATCAAATCCATTGATGGCCAGCATGTACACCAGGTTAAGAAATGTGTGGTTGTAGTACTGATAATTCTGTGCCACACTTTGCCATTTACCGTACACATGATGTGTGAGCACAGGAATACCCAGGTACAACATGCCGTTGGTGTTCATCTGCTGGTTGAACACTCCTAGGGTTTTGAGTGGGTTGATTGCATATTGAAACGCATCGTGACACCAGATAACATCCACGGGTGTTGGCAAGCATGGCTTTTCAAAGTCACGCTGTATATAGGTAAAGTTCTTGGGCGGCTCAAAGTCTATGGTCATGGGCAGTCGATCAACTGCATAACATTTTAGATCCAGTGATTCACGCGGCTCGTCACGTGTGGTAGCATTGGCCCACCATAGTGCATCCAAGCATTGCCCTGCGCCCATGTCGGCCACAGAGCTGATACTTTCCATGAACGTATCATGCTCTCTAAGCAATCCGAGCACGTACATGCTATGATCATGGCTTTGGTGTGCGTTGTTAAACTGAGACATCTTCCATTCCAGCTGTGCGTAGCCGTACCACGTGGCCCAGCATGAAGTTTTTGCTTTCTAAGCCTTTTAGGATACCCAGCCAGCGATTGCGTAGTAGTGCCACTTCGTTGATAATGGTTTCAAAGTCAATCACTTCATCCTCGCCATCCACATACTTCTCAGCATCACGTGACGTTAGCGCACGAGCATAAGTTTCTAGATATTTTTGAAAGTGTTTTCTACGTATTTTCCGCAACTGAATATTGAGGAACTCAAGCACCGCTTCAATCTCTTGTAACTGATTGAAACGATGCTCAGTTAGTCCGGGCAAATCCGTTAGGCTACGTTCAACTCTACCATGCACAGACACATCTTTTTTTGCAATAAAAAGTTCTGCTTCGTAGTAGTCGATAAATCCTGGAATGTTGCTTAAATCTTGGACTACCTTGTTATACCACATTTAGTCTTCTTCGCCGTCGTCAAAGTTATCCTCGTCGACTTCTTCGTCATCCTCAAAGTAGTCGGCACAGGCTCGTTGTAGATAGCTATCGCACCCTGCAAAGACTTTGAGATCTTTTTCAGAGATGCCATCGCTATCACTCAAAATACTAAACACATGGTCAGCAACTGCCTGACGATCTTTTGAGCTAATGTATTCTTTCATTACCCCATAGGTTTCGCATAAAACTTCTACATCAATCATTCTACTGGTTCCTCTTCAGTTGGTTGGACAGTGGCTACTACATGATGAGGATTGTCAACAAAGTCTTTCATTACTTTGTCCAAACACTCGTCATCGTTGCGTTCCCATGCTTTACGGAACTTCTTGATCACTGTTCCATCAGCTAGTGTATATAGCAAACTGTTGCCTTCCTTCTTAAGAAGTTCCTTGCCTTCCAGCATGTCTGTCATGCCTGAATATGGGCTCATGCCCGACTCATATGGAATCTTGACTTGTACTGATTCAAAAGGCTTGGCATAGCGAGTCTTCATGACCTTGCAAGCGGCACGAATACCTTTTACTTCTGAAATCTTGTTGCCGTCTTCATCTTCTTTCAGTTTCAATTTACGCATGGCAACCACAATTGAACTGGCATAGATAAAGCCTTGTCCACCACTGATCTTGTCGTCTGGATCAAACATGTCCTGACTGGCATAGGTGTGTGCTGTACATACCAGGCCTAGATTCAAGTTACCAAACATGTTCACACAGTTACGAACCAATGCAGCCAGTGCTTTGGGTTTACGACCCATGTCACCTTTCATGTCACCTGCTTCAAACTGATTAACGTCTGTGGGTGTGAGCAACATACCCAATGAGTCAACCACAAATAAGACCTTGGGGCGATCTGCTTCTGGCATGGTTTTGTATTCTTTGACAAATTCGCTAACCATCTTGGCCACATCATCAATCATGGCCATGTTGAGCTTTAGCAACTTGTCTTCGCTGGTGTCTACACCTAGAGCATGTAGCCATTTCTCATCAAGAGCGTTTTCGCTATCAATAAGGATTGGGTAGATACCTTGTTTTTGTGCATTGGCAATCAAGTTACCCGAACAGATAAATGATTTGCCTGCGCCCGATTCACCTGCAAACACCGTGACCTTGCCCATTGGAATGCCTTTATCAAATGCACCCGAGATAAGATAGTTTAGTGTGTAGTTGCCTGTGCTGATCCAGGTATCCGGATCGTGGAAGCCCACGCTGATACCGTCAATACTTTTTGTAATGCTTTTTCTAAATTTGCTTAGGTCAAATGGTTTTGCCATGGTAGTTTCCTTTGTTGTATTATGTTACATTGCGATGTGCATGTCAACTGATCTGTTTCTCGTAAGTACAAGTCGATAGTGTTCTAGTTTCGACTCAAGATCACGAATGTTTCCCAAGTTCAACCAACGTCCGGGCGGTTGGTCTAATCCTTGTTGCTTGCACCAATCAACATAGTGACTGGGTGCTGTGTAGTTGATTGGACGCTTGAGGCTGATTTCAATTTCAACTGGTAGATTAACAAAGTCGTTGGTGTCTTCTGGATCTAGGTTATCATCAAAGTACAACCATTTGTTAAACGTGTTGCGACCCAGGTCATTGAACACTATTTGTACATTTGCAATGTCATGTGTGAGAGCATTGATAAAAGGGTTTGGTACCTGGTGTACTTCCCCGTTGTCTGTGCTGGCCCAAACTTGATGAAACATTTGCTCAATGCTGTGCAGTATTTGGTTGATGCCACGAAATTGATTGATCAATTCAGGCTGTTTGGCTCTCAATAACTGTATGATCTTTGGTGTGGATATGTGAAACTTTACCCAGGCACGATGCAGTTCATTTAGGTATTGTTGATCGTACGGATTGCCTACTGCAAATGCAGGTGCAATTTTATGTTCTGTGACAAATCGATTGATATCTTCTAG